AGACCTTCAGAGTACCGCCTCGCCAACCTTTGGAGGTGCAACTATTGACGCTCGTGGAGTTGGTTATGCCCTCCTAACCCTTAATGCAGATGTAACAAATAATTCGTCTGGCCTTTATCTACGGTCTAACAATGTACAGGAATGGGCACTTATTAGCCATCTTGGAGGAGCGGATGCTTTCGGTATTTATAACAATGCACTATCTGCAAATGCACTCTCTATAAACCGATCAAATAATCAAATATCTCTAGGAACGATTGCCGCAGGAGTTTGGCACGGAACTGCAATCGCTGATGCTTACATCGCAAGCGCAACAACGTGGAACGCTAAGATGCCAGCATTTACCCTTGGCAATAGCCTGGCGTTTACCGGAAGTGTGCTGGATACGATTCAGGATATACGGACGAGTGCTAGTCCAGGTTTCTTGGGGGTTACATTAAATAAAACTGGCGCTATCGGGGGTTCGCTGATTGGTCTTGGGACTAGTGAGGGGTTTCACCTAGAAGCTTCTTCTGGAAACAATGTATTTGAAGTCCAGCAGAAAGGTGCTGGTGTCTGTGGTATCCGGTTCATAGATATAGACGGTCTTGAAGCAGGGGCTATGGGATATGGAGAAAAAACCGGGACAGTCGGCCTCCCGTTTCGCGATATGATGTATGTGGAGATGGGGGCTGTTGGGGCAGGGAAAAGCACTAACCATCCATCGGATTTTGCTGTGGTTAATACATCCACAGATAGTGCATGGAGCTATGCCATGTTTCGTTGTTTTTGGAATGGTAGTATAGAGTTAAAGAGGCAGTACTCCTCTCCGGGTGTTCCTGGATCAGATGTGGCATTTAAGATAGATGGTATTGGTGGGGCATGTAGAGCACCGTTCGGTATAAATTCAGACGGGGCGCTGAATGTATTTTCGGGGGAAATACGAATGGCTTCCAGTGGAGCGTCCGACGATGAGAATATGTCTTGGAAGAATGGTACACGTCAATGGAATGCGGGAATCGCGGGCAGCATAGGAAGTAGTTCATTCTTCATTAAAAATGTAACGGCAGGCACCTACGACCTAATTATAGATGGGACATCTGGACTGGCTCAATTTAATAAGGCTATACAGACCGGATCACCATCAGGCGGCACTGCGAAGCCGGTAAAATTTGGCGCAGCAGCAACGGTAACCCCGACATCACCAAATCGCACAATTGAGTTAGAAGTCGATGGGACTACTTACTATTTAGCAGCAAAAACTACTAACAATTAACTCTTATGAACCCAGACCCAAAACAACTCCTACAGATAATCCATAATCGCGGTGAACAGGCGAAAGTCTGAAGCTAAAATAGAATTGGAATAGATGGATACCTAATTACGATCTATTCTCGCCACACGAGATTCTTCTGGAACTATTCCAAATCTGGTTTCAACCTACGCACATGAAGTACACGTTAAAGGCACAGACGATAAATCTACTCAGGCAGGTAGTAACATGCCCTGGATGGACTAAGAAAATCGAGGATATATACCGGGGCGGTAAACTATTAGTCGAAAAACTTCCCGAGATAAAAGATGGCATTAATACCGATGAACCGACTGAAATTGAACTCGATACCCAAGACCTAGAGATATGCAAGACTGCATTTGAGCATGCCCTATCTAAGGAATTCGTCCCCACCTCAAAGTGGACCAATGACCTGATTGAGAAACTTGAGTTCATCTCTAAGAAATGAACCCAGACGGCACAGCAGATCTTAATTTGATATCTTTCTGCGGGCCAGAAGATAACTATAAAGTCTTCATCACAAAAGAACCGATCGGCTGTAAACTGGCATGCTACACTGCTGCATTAAAATTCACATCCAAGGTCAATGGTATATACGGAAGATTTACTGACGTCATTGGTGGTATAGAGTCGACCGTCGATTGCAACAATCAATCATCGTACATAAACCTTTCGGCAGACCTCTGGGATATCTCCCAGACAAAATACGGGTTCACCAATAAAGGCAGCTGCAATCACAACTCATTCACCGGTCTTGTTCGAGGTCATGGCAAGGAAGTTGATTTCGATCAGGACAATTGGAGTGATCAATGTCACGAGCCATGCAAAGGCACTGTTCTTGCACTTATCAGCGAGGATAAGAAACCAATCCGCGTCCGCTACATCTATAATAAACCAGACTTTAAACCGGGAACCGGCCCATATCGCTTCGTCTTTCCATGGCCTTGGCTACCAGTTCCTCGCTCATGGATTGGCATGATCTTCAACCAACTCAGACGTCTCGGGTTCTTCAAATGAAAAAATCAACTCGTGGTGTAGTAGATCCTGTAACATGGGCCGTGATTGGCCTAATCGCCGTTGGAAGCTGGGCCTACGTCAAAGTCTTTGAACCAGGCCGAAATAAAAAAGTAGCCGATAAGATCGCGGTCGCTACCGAGAAGGCCAACAAAGAAGCAGAAGCAGCCAAGGCTTTATCAATCGAGCTCCAAAAGTCAGTGCAGGCCATGGCCGACGCACACGCTCAGGAGACAAAAACCGAACAGAAGATGCGCGCTAATGCCGCTGACTTCAATGGTCAGAACAAAGCCGTCCTAGCTGCTGATCCAAATCCATCGCCATACACTCTGATCGCAATAGGGCTGTGTGATTCCGTAGATCAGTCTCTCGGCATCCAGTCGACAGCTGAACAGCGCCTAGAGTGGAGCAAACGTGTTATCCCGCTACTCCAGCACAATGCCGAAATAGAGAAACTCCTTGCCCAAAAGACTGCTGAAGCCGCGGCGCTTTCCGCCAGTCTTAAGGCCGAGCACGAACATGCCGTTGCATCAGATGCCCACGCTGCCACACTTGCGAAAGCAAACACAGCCAACGTAGCCACGATAGCTACGATTACTGCAAAGGCCGAGAAGTTGGCGGGAGAGAACGCTAACTGGGCAGCCGGAACGCTTGACTGGAAAGGACGATTAAAAGCTGCAGTGATTGGCCTTTGTGTGTTGGGTGTACTACTTTTCATCTTATCATGGAGATACCGAGGGAAGGATAAGACCCTAACCGATTCAGTTGCGCTCGGTGAATTCATAAAGACTCAGGCCATAGGTGCCGGCCACAAAGCCGAAGAACTAGAGACAAAAATAAAGGACTGGATGCAAGGCGATCACGCTGGCATGGCAGCCATTGACAAAGTAAAAGAAAAACTTCGGATTTAGCTATCGATCTTTCCGCCCTCCAGCACAGCATGACCAGCAACCCCAAAAGCAATGTCCGAACAAGAAGAAGTCGATGACTCCGATCTTACAACGCCACTTATAAAACCGGAGTCCTTTGAGTTTTCGCCAAGCGTACCGGCGTCAGATATTGCTGACTTCAACAAGCGCGACCAAAAATTACTCCTCGGATTTTATGTTATCGCTCAAAAGGTCGATCGCCTTATCCAAGCCACGATCGAGACAAATCGCCAACAACGTAAATTCGAAGCCGATCTCATCGAGGTTCGTCGCTGGAAGAAAACGCTCACAATGCGCTACACACTTTACTCAGGCATTGCTGTGTTTATTGTTACCACGATGGGTAGCGGAATTCTGTCAAAGATCGCCGATGCAATCATGTCTAAATTCTTTCCCTAATATGGTCCCAACCAACACAGTTCAATTGATCGACGATCTAGTCCGACACTGGATACTTCCACCCGAGATACTGATCGTTGATGACGACGACATCCTTTGCGATGTTTTGAGAAAGATAATTTCGTCTTTTGGTTTGAGCGTTACGACGGCCACGACCGGAGCACTTGCGGTCGAGCATTATCAAAAAATGTATGAGCGAAGATTCCAGGATAGCGGGGCTACAACGCACCCCTACGATTTAATCTTCCTCGATATGAGACTGCCGGATTCCAGTGGGATGGAAGTTCTTCAGAAGATCCGCAAGCTTTGGCCACCGCAACCAGTTGTACTTATCTCAGGTCATTTTACGAATATCACCGGGATAACCGAAAATGGTCCGGTATGCATCGATGAGAAACCAATTACCATCGATAGCGTTCGACTGGCCTTAGCCATGCACAACATTCGGATGCCCGCCAACCTTCACTCCCCGAGCAAGCTGTGATTTGCAGGTAGTTTCTTCGCGCGACATCATAACAGAGATCTCTTCGTACTCTTTTATAATCCTCCGAAGGATCTCGCGTTCTTCATGTGAGCACTTATCGGCAGGATCGTTACGGAAGCGCGTCTCATAGGCTCTCATCTTTTCAGATAGCCTGCGCATGAAATACCTAGTAAATGGTTCAAAGCGCTGCAGCTGACCGATATCAATCAAGTCCTGACGCGCTCGCTCATCTGCCAGTGATTTTTCGTCGACTTCCATTAGATTGGGATACTGCGTGACCGATGCTCTGCCATGATCTGTGCGAACTCCTCCTCATTCTTCGCCATCAGTGCACTTCGTTCCTCTGGGCTGAGCTCATCCCAGATCGCCTTGGCTGCATTCGCGCAGGCCTTACAGGTATTAGGACGACGCTTATGGCCGGTAAAAACATTATTACACGAGGTGCAAACATGCGAATAACACCCATTATCCTCATCTGATAAATCCTCCGGCCAATCGCGAGCAGATCCAGATTGTATCATGTTATCAGTGGGATATCGAAATACCCAAGATTCCGGCACAACGTGATATATACTGGCATCGACGGCCAGTTATTCCCGGCTTCGATATTTGCCAGTGTTTTGTTTGAAATTTTCAGGTCTTCAGCGAAATCGATCTGAGTAATCCCAAGATTCGCACGTCGTTTCTTTACCTGATTGGCTAGTGCTTTCAGTTCGGTATTTCGGCGCATTGGGTTGATACGTCAGATTTCTGGGTTGATCGGTCATGTGGTATGATCATGTCCAACTTCGGTTGTTTGGGTTGATGGCTGATATTCGACGGAGCAACCGCAGCCGCCCCATTCGAGTTCGTCATAGGTTTTACCGGCTTCGATCTTCTCTCTGAGTTGGCGAAGCGTGAGTGTTGATGTGATGCCGCCTGAACGGTCTTTCATTATCGAAACGTCTTTGCCGATTCGGTCACGAAAGGCCTGCTCACGAAGCTCGTGATATTTGAATCGGCCCGGCATCTTTCTGAGGAGGTGCGCAAAGTGAGCCTGACCTGCCTTTACGCAGAATCCTCCGCAGTTGTTATGGGGGAAGCCCATGGCATAGAGCCGAGGGAGCGTGATCCCGGTTTTAGCCAGCTCACACATCATGCGCCCCTTGTCCCATATCGGCTCCCACATCATTGGTGCCTCAATCCTCCAGCCAGGCAAAGCGGCTCGCATCCTTTCCAGCCGATGGCCCTCAGTCCAGTCTAGGCCAACGAAGATGGTTGTGGACATCTCATAACAGTTTGCCCTCCGCCATTTATCCATCAGCTCTTGTTTTAGAACCTTTGAACAGCGAGAGACTCGGCTATTGCCCATCATGTCCTCATCTTCAAAAAGCTGCCACGGATCGCGCCCGTCGCTGATCACGGTAAGCGGGACGCCATGATACCTTGTCGATTCGTTTAGGAACTCGTAAAGGCCCTCATCCTCCATCAGTGTATCGGCAAATAGCCGAGTGACGTTGGACTTTCCGTATCGTTCGATGACGCGGTGCAAAGTCCAGAAAGAGCATAGCCCTCCGCTGTCATTTACGATAAGCTGTTGTTCAAAATCCATGTTAAATCTCGAAGGAATTACGGTTGAGAACCGCGCCGAGACCCCGACGCAGTATGACTACATTGTGCGAGCGACTACCCAGCCGCCGCCCTGTTGCCTGACGCCTCCCGTCCGCAATGGGACGAAGCGCGTGAAATACCTCGACCTGCCCATGCATGGCCGCCACGTCGTCATCTGGGCCGACCGGCAACGCTTCAAGTGCAAGAGTTGCGGGAAGACGCTGTATCAGCCGATCCCGAACATGAATGACACGAACATGATGACCCAGCGCCTGGTTGACTACGTCATCAAGCGTTCGATGGAGACTCAGTTCACGGCCATGGCTCGCGAGCTGGGCGTCAACGAATCGACCGTCCGCCGTATCTTCCGACGCTTCGCCAAGGTGCAATTGGAGCGCCTGAACATCGAGACACCGGAGTGGATGGGCTTGGACGAGATCCACATCCTGTCGAAGTTCCGTGGCGTCGTGACCAACGTGAAGGAACGCACGCTGGTTGAAATGCTGCCCGGCCGCAGCAAGAAGAACATCATCGCCTACCTCGCAGGCATCAAAGACAAGGAGCGAATCAAGGTGGTTACCATGGACATGTGGACGCCCTACAAGGACGCTGTCCACGAGGTGTTGCCCCATGCGAAGATCGTCGTGGACAAGTTCCACGTTGTGCGGATGGCCAACGAGGCCATGGAGCGCATCCGTAAAGCTCACCGACTCACACTGCCGACCAAGAGTCGGCTGCAACTGAAGGATGATCGCTGGATCTTGCTGCACAACGAAGAGGACATCCCGGCTTTCAAGCGGATGATCATGGAGACGTGGTTTGACCGATTCCCGGACCTCAAGGACGGGCACGCGGCCAAGGAGTCCTTCCGTGCGATCTGGACCGCTGCCACCGTAGACGACGCAAAGGCACGCTACGATAAGTGGAATGACCAACTGCCCGACTCGTGTGCCGATGCCTTCATTGACCTCAGAATCGCCATGCGCAACTGGCGTGAGGAGATCTTTAACCACTTCGAGTTCCGAATCACGAACGCCTACACTGAGGCAATCAACGGCATTGCTCGCATCGTGAATCGTGCTGGTCGCGGCTACAGCTTCGAGGTGCTTCGTGCCAAGATGCTTCTTAACCACGCCAACCACAAAATTGAGCACGGTGGCGGCATGACTATGAAGAAGCCGATGAAGCTCGGCATAACGCTGCCAATAGCCTTTGGCATACCCTTCTGGAAGCTCACGGACCCCCGCAGGATGAAGCTGAATCAACCTTATATACTGCCCGACTGGTGGCTGTTGGAAGTTTAACATATCAACCCTTTTTGCCGATTAGCCTTCAGTTCTTCTTTACCTGCTTTTGGCATGTCGTTACGATGGTGCATTAAAAAAGATTCCCGTCAAACGAGAATATTTTAACAAATGCGGCGATTAAGCTTGTCTCGTGTGGCGAGAACCTATGCGATTCCGCAATCAGGCTGCGACGCCCGTGATTTTGTCTATCATGCATTTTCTAGTCCCAACTATCAGAAAAACCACTACCCTACGTGTAGAGGTTTCCATTACTTCCCGGTCCCGTGTATCAACGCCTAGCGTTGAGGCTTACCGAAATCAGGTAGGCCGTTGTGCGTCGCAGCCCTACACGGGGCTGGGCCGATTTTCCAAGCAACACTAACGTTAAATGAACTTCCAGCCTATCTTCTAATGAGTGGGATACCCTCAGACCTTGAAGTAGATTTTGGAGACGATACTCCGCCCCAAGCCCCACAACCAAGCGTAAGATTTGAAGATCTTCCGCCATTGGCTAAGCCTCCTCGCGTGCCCAGGTCGGCCGGTAAAAACGGTACAACCGAACCAGGCCGATCACTACCACATAGCGTAGAGGCCGAAGAGTACTTGCTTTCGTGCATCCTACTAGACGGATCGGACACGATGAAGAAATGTCTCGATGAGCGGTTAACCGAGGAGATGTATTACAGTCCAGCTAACCGTCTTGTCTATGAGGTATACCAAGGTCTTTACAATAAAAAGTCCCCGATTGATCTGGCAATAGTTTACGAGGAATTGAAACAAGCCGGGACGCTAGACGAGATTGGTGGGCTAGCTTTTCTAACCCAGATAAGTCAATGTGTTCCTACGATCGCCCAGACAGGCTACTTCATAAAAAAGGTTAAAGATCTGCATGTGATGAGGCGGGCGATCAAAGAGGCGACATCGACTGTCGAACGTGCCTACCAATTTAGCGGAGATTCAGATGAATTTATCGAGGACGCTCAGCTTAGGTTTAAAAGCATTGCTGATAGTTCGTTATCTCCAGCTCGATTAAAAAATCGAGGACTATTCGATTTTCCACTGGCAAAAGATAAAGACGATTCGATATTGCTCGGGAATCGGTATCTTAATCGTGGTGATGGCGCAATTCTCGTATCCACATCGGGAATGGGGAAGTCATCGATGACCATCCAGATGGCTACCGAGCTAGCGCTAAATTTAGGGCCATTTGGTATCTACGGTAACGGTCCGCTACGCAGCCTGATCATTCAATCTGAAGACTCTGATGGTGACGTTGCAGAGGTAGCCTACTCGATGCGTCAGGTCCTACAGCTGACATCAGAACAAGTCGACCAGGTGAACTCAATGGTCAGGATAGTCACCGATCGCGTGAACCGTGGCACAAGATTCCTCACCGAGCTCAAGAAACAGATCGCCCAATTTAAACCAGATATAGTATTCATAAATCCACTACAGGCATTCATGGATGGCGACGTAACAGACGGGAGAGATCTTGGTACATTCTTGCGTGAGGGATTAAATAGCCTCAACGAACCGCCGACATTCGGCTACATCGTAGTCCATCACACAACAAAACCAGCTACTGGGAAAGAGAAGTCAGAGCGACTTTGGCATGAGGTAATGTACGACATGGCTGGAGGAGCAGAACTGATCAACTGGGCTCGGGCAATTATTTCATTACGGGCATCGGAGACAGAGGGGGATTACAATCTCGTACTAGCCAAGCGTGGCCGGAGGGCAGGGGTTACAAAAGCAGTACCGCACGGCATGGGTACACGACTAGAACCAATAACCACGATTCCATTAAAGCATGCCACTGGACGCTACGAAATCGACGGAATCTCAAAGGGAATTCCACAGATATTCTGGGAACCACGCACACCACTTCCAGAAGAATCGAAACCAACATCCCAGAAGGCACCACCAGACAAATATTTATTCAAGGACTTCCAGCTGGCATTCCCTAAGGCCAATGAACCAGGCCGATCGGTAAACGAAATCGGGCGCATTTTTGCTACCAATGGACTTCCATCACGTTACGAAAAAATCCTACCGATTCTATCTAAATTTTCAGAAGAAGGTTTCATCACCGAAACCATAACTAACCAACGGAAAGTATATAACCTACGATCAATATGAGTGGCCCTAATCCAGGCAGCGCCACTAGTGCTGCTAAAATGAACCTACGATCTGGTGTAACAGATCCAGGAATCAAGATCTACGTCGAACATGGGCGTAAGGTCTCCTCCAACGAACTGAAGCGAGATGCAGAAAATGGCTCTAACTATTTCTGGAATAATCCAGAAAAACCATGGCGCTATGCCAATCGTCCGATTGAAATGAGGCGCTACTAATGAACTACAACAAGGCTAAGATTATCACAGACGCGGCCGCAGATATCGGCATGGCGCTCATCGGTAAAAAGACTGACGTAGATCTCGGATCAATCACGATCATTCGCAGTGTGTCGCTAGGCCAGATGGAGACGGCTGCTGATCAGATGACGGCGGAGAATGTTGCATCCATCGCATCTGCGTCAGATCACCCGATCCACACCGTGTGCGATTCAAAGCTCCTTCAAAATGTGAAGCGCTACGCTGACAGCATTAAAACCCCTCCCACCCAAAAGGGAGGGGCGTAAGATTACGCTGCAGGTGGAGCAGGCGGCGTTAGCGCATCGAGCGCAGTTAGCTTGTCTGCGATTGCTTTGGTGCGAGCTTCAATGCCATCAAGCAACGCTTGATCAGCAGCGGTAATGGTTCCGGCTGAATTTTGCAGGGCTGTGATTTGGGAAGCGAGGTTTTTGACGTCATCGGATAATCCGGTGACAGCGGTATCGATTTGATCGTTGTGTGCATTTTGAGCAGTGGCGAAGTCTGATATGGCACTCATGAGTTTAGTTCCTATTTCCTGCAGGTCTTGTTTTGAAGCAGCATCGGATCTAGACCTGTGAAATAATCCAGCTGCTGTTATGATTTTATCACCAAGCCTGTCTAGAGACTCTGCCAGTATATGGAGCGAATCTTTCTGGTGATGGTTGTGATCGGGCATGCGGCATAGTACGCCGGTTGACCATTTTGTTCGATGGGGTATAACCCGCCTTGAGTGGTACTACACCCTATGGCGATACCAAGCTACTCCTGATATCTTGCGCCATGTCCATCATATCGCTTATCATCATCTTGGTCGTTATCGGGGTCATAATGTGGCTCGTGAACACCAAGATCCCTATGGAAAATACGATCAAGCAGATCATCAACGTCGTCGTGATCATCGCTGTGTTAGTTTGGCTTTTATCAGTTTTCGGAGTCCTCGGTAACGTCAATGCCATCCGCGTGCCGCGCGCCAATTAAAAACTGAAACCCTGCCCCAGTTAAGAGGCAGGGTCCTTCAGATAACCTGACCGTTCACTAGGCGGTCCGGCTAAACCTTAGTTTACGCACAGCAACTAACAAGATCAACGCCGCGGCGCCGTATAGCGCGTAGGCCGATGGCTCCGGGACAGGATCGAATCCTATTTGGCTCGTATTCGTACGGACCAGAAAAATACCATCGTTAAAATCGATTGTATGGCTATCTGATGCCCGATCATCAATGAACGCCACGTAGTAGTTGAAACTTGGATCATCAGTCGACAGAAACCAGTGGAAGATCGAGGTATTAAACTGATCTCCTGCGATACCCATCGTCGCATCCTGATGTTTGAATGTAATCGTATTTGCAGGCAACGTGCTCAGCCCTGTGCCATCTATACGCCATGTCGCCGTTGAGGATGCATTGTACGAGGCAAACAACGTGGTATCTCCGTTGGCGATCCCAAACGACTTGAAGTTATTACTGTCGTTCGAACTCTTGGCGAGATATGAGACCTCAGCGAATTGCGTGAATGACCCATTGAACCCAACTGTGAATTCATTGGTAGCAAGTGTTCCGGTGATATCGCTGAACGTCAGTCCAGGGAGCGATCCTAGAGTGAAACTTGATGCCGACCCGAGATTGAGCAGTGTGTTAATATCTGAAGCGTTGGCACGGATAACCGATGGAGGAGCGGTGACGCCTTCATTGGTGTAGACGAGCTGCGCGGAAGCCGAACTGGTGATCGCCAGTACGAGTGCGATGAGCGTGTTTTTCATAGGGAAATTATCTTGTTAGCCCACGGATGGATCATATTAACTTCAAAGGTTGATCCGAGTTTACGAGCCGACCCGAGGTAGTACGGCTGGTCGTTGAACATAAAATAATGAGGGGCGCCGCTATCTCCGGGCTCTAGGTAAGAACCATCGACCGATACTCCGGTACAGGTGACTACGCCTGATGTCCCCGATATTGCGCGCAGGATCTTCATCCGTGTGGCCGCTGGCTTCCAGTCATATGGTCCAAGTCGACTACCGATCAACCCGAATGATACAGTTGGAAGCCCTGCATACTGGGAGAGCATCAGAGCGCTGGTCAGCTTCGCCGGCTTTATGCTCTGGACCTGATCGATCTCATAGATCTCTAGATCTCCGTAGACCGCCACTGAGCCTTTTATGCTGGCCTTCACGATACCCTGTTGATTGTAGAACCAGACTTCACCGGAAATCGGATAGTGGTGGGCTGCGGCAACCAGCCTTGATGTGATCAACGCGCACAGCCTCGGCGGCTCACCTTGCACGACACCCATCGATTCATATGGATCGACCACCGCTCCTGGCTTTACGATATCGCGGATTATCGGAGGAGGAACAACCGTCACCATTTCATCGATCGCCGGGAATGTCTGTGTCACTAGCTGACCACCTACGTCCTGGGTAATCGGTGGTGGCTGCACATGAACAGGGACCAAAATAGCTGGTGGCTGGAAAACTACATGCTCGACCATCTGACCATCCGATGTCGCGGCGAAAAAATTAGGGTTCAGCGCCTGATCGAAGACAGGCAGGTTCGCCGGAGTGAAATTGGTTATCTGCATTATGTGAGCCTAACCGACTTCAATCCGGCTGGATATAGGGGTATCCCTTAACGTAGTGTAAGGACGAAGACGATACGCCGTAATCACTCTACCTCAAATACCGTTGTCTTTGGCGTCTTTCGGTCAACCTGCCATGCGGTGGATGGGCCGACACCCCCAAGCAACTTACCAAGCTCTTTATAGGTGCGTCGTGGTTTCTGCCTCCACTGCATCACGATCGCCTGTCGCTCATCTAGAGATCGAGGCATTATCGGTGATACTCGGCCAAGCTGCTTACCCTCTGCACGTGCAACCTGAAGCCCAGCGATCGTACGCTCTCGAATCAGATCGCGCTCTAGTTCGGCAACGCTTCCAAGAATTGATATCAGAAATCTCGACGCAGGATTCGATTCCGACGTATCGATATTCTGCCCAGGTACAACTAATGCTACTTTTAGTTTATTGAGTTCGGCGATCAGCGAAGCGAAATGTGCCAGCGATCTTGCCAGTCGGTCGAGCTTGACCGTCATGATCATCTTTACCTGTCCAGCGCGTACCATCGTCATCAGCCGATCAAGCCCTGCGCGCGATGACTTTGACCCTGAAATGATGTCGGTAATCTCCTCATCTATGGTGATACCACGAGCTGTCGCGTAGGTCCGTAGCTCACGCAGCTGTGGCTCTAGCGTCTGGCTAGCCGTAGATACCCGGCAGTAGATTATGTTCATTTTCTTTTCCTTCTAAATCTAATGTTATTTCGGCATCCTATCTGGCACACATACGCTCCAGATACTAGGTGGTTATAGGCGATGAGTTTTGGTTGATACCTACGCGTCATAAGATCAGCGAGGATCGCACGAGCCAGCGCAGTATTACGACTTCCGATCATTGAACACTAGTTTTCGCATATCCTCTAGGTGCCGTACTGTTGCAGCCATAGCGCCTGCACTTCCTGCGCCTTCGGTTGGGCGAATACCGACGCGCCAGAGTTCATCCATGAATTGCTGAGCATCATCAGGGGTTATCCGTATGGCCGGTGGCAGCTCGATATTTCCACCATCGGATTCGAGCGACCTAAACATCAATGGGTTTGCGACTATGACCACACCAATGTTTGATATATCTGCTATCCTTATCGAGATCGTATCGTTAATAAACGGTTCTCTCGTGGCGATTACTTTTAATCCATTCATATTATAAATATACTGCTTCTAGTTCGTTGATTATATATTTTTATTCCTTCCTTATTCGTTTCTTTTTCGACTTAACGGCCGCACGCTTTGCCTGCATTTCCTTGGTTATAACTGTCCTTGCAACCCCATCTAAGCAGATCACGTAAAGATCCTCGGATTGTAGATGGTAGGTTCCGTTCTTCATTCCAACTGGTGCGCACGACGCGATGTGAGATCGCACCTCCTCGACTTCAAGCCCGAGATAGCGTTCGTCATACCGCAAGATCGCGTGGTCGGTGACGTTCATAACTTATTCCAAACCTTGATTCGTTTTTCTGTGCAGAGTTTATAGACGTTCTGGGTGATCCAGCCAGCGAGGTACGCATATGGTTCTTGGTTGGAGAGCGTGAACTTATCGCCAAGGTAGCCCATAATATGATGCGTGATATGGAACACCTCATGAGCGATATCCCCGTGGCATATATGTTTCCGATCAAAGAACAGCGCCGCGCGTCCATGACGGAATGACGCCAGCCCATTGAACGGTCCACCGTTGTACATCCCTAGCCACGACGAGTGCGATCTACGCTCAGAAGCAGGATTATCGGCCACGCAGATCAACAGCTTCACGTTGTAGACCGGGATATCGGTGATGTGCGTGTGGGTCATGGCGACACCGCCGATCGTTTGAGCCCGGTGAGCGGAAGTATCAGCGGACGTCGACTCCTAACTACACCGAGGCCAATCTTCTTTGGAAAGCTACGGCGCAGGACTGCTCCGACGGAGAGGAATTTCTTGTGGTTCATTCGACCTCCACGGCGGCGAGATTGTAGAGACGGCGCTGGTTGACGATCGTGCAGGTGATAAGCCCTTCATCTTCGAAGCCACCGAGTATACCGATTAATTTGTCATACCTACTCGGAAGACCGTTAGTTTTCATTATTCTTGCGATCTCATTGATTGACCTACCTGGTTTACCATATGGTGGGAACGCAATCCGAGCATTCTTAAACGTTACTCCATTAGTAACAGGTTTATTCTGTGCTGGTATATTAGTTAATATTCCATGCCATTTATTTGATATAGGATCATAATCTATTGCATCTGATTTTATGATCACCTCATTTGTGAATAGCTCCAAGGCGGACTCAATAAGTCTGGGTTGCTTTGATACCCATTTCTCCATTTCACCAAAGGACATAGCTGGCATCAACGTAAGTATTTTTATATATGGTTTCACAATTATTCGATTTCTAGTTTATCTACGGGTGCGTAGTACCGGTTATCGCAGCGCACGATCAGCCCACGCTTGAGAAGTGCTGTGAATTTATTGTGTGCTGTCGTCATTGAGATCCGTACGGTCGCAAGCACATGCTTATACATCTTACGGAAGCTCGTGGCCTGAGCCGCCGTGGGCGCAAGTTCCTGAACAAGCCGAAGGAACTCTTCCTCGGTGATCACCAAATTGAATGCCGGTGGTGCCTCTGTGTAGGTAGCCGCATGCTCAGTGGGCCACACGTAGAGAACCCCCGGGTCTTCGGGTACCAAGGGATCTGGATTTGGGTGCTGCCCTTGCTCGATGAGATTACGGCGCAGCATCGTCTTGAGTCTCGATATCGCGGCGGTCTCGCTCAGGTTATACGGGGGCTTCCCAAGAATTTCTTTTACCAAATACGATCTCGTCATGATCCTTCCATCGGTCTCCACCAAGGATTTTCTGAGGATCTCCAGGATCGCCATATCACTTGCCCGCGGCTCCTTCCCGCCCCCGGTGATCGTCCGATTACTATGCTGCGCACACCAGTCTTCCTCACACGTGATCGGCCACGCTGTGATCGGCGGATTCAGTCGGCACTCACCTCGGCCGTCTTCGGTTGCGTTCCACGCTCGGCATGTTTTGCAGCTAAGTAAACTCATCGTGTTTATACCTAAAAAGTGTTTTTGTCGTCCTGTCAAGTTAGTTAGTGAAACTAGCAGTAAAAGCGTTCAGTCTCTATTATTACAATTGAAGCGTCCAGAGGTATTGTTGCAGTGGGGAAAATAGCGTAAGCTCTATTTTCTCCCACTGCACAAAACTAATACCTCTCGGACCGCATCACTTCAAGGAGCATTTTTGAACACATAAAACACCCGTTTTATATCCTACCAAAAGAATGACCTGTTCGCAGATTTTATTTTTTAAAAATTTTTACCCACCCAAAGCTTCCTTGCCTAAATCCTTCTTTGCTTACGGACCAGAAATTTTTAAACACATGGATAGCTCTATGTCTACGGACGGATGCCGAGCCACGTAGCCGCTCTCAATCGGTGCATAGGGTGGGTCGCTATTTTAAAACGCCTAGGGCGAAGGTAGGCCCAGACCCGCGCACCAGCTCGATCGAAGCGTCTACGCGTGCTGTGTGGCCTGCGTTGTGGCCTGTAGCGATGCGTCAAAGCACTTGTTTACCCTCGTAGAACGACGTTTATGGCCATATTTAAACGACCGTCACAGTATAATCACGCTGTGCAGCCCGTCACAAAACGCCTAATCCACCTCGACAGCGAGCTCTGCGACTCTGCGCGCCTCAGCGGCCTTCCTATTCCGCGTGCCATCGCGGTATTCACTTTTGTCGAGTAGTCGTTGTGCAGCATCACGCAATGCCGGGGATTCTTGTAGGGCTGCCAAAGGATCTATTGTGGGACCGTTTAGGTGTTGATGGACAATCCTCTTAATAGGCTCACCCTCCATGTGGGCAAGGAGCCCGAAGAGTGTCTGTACGCGGATTCTCATGTCGGGCTCACTCTCTAGGTGGCCGCCTCCCCTGGGGTCATCCTTAACCCAAAAGCTCCGCTCAGCTCGTAAGCCGTCTTTGGCTGCGTTGATCAGGAGCGGCAAGAACTCCTTATCTGAGGTAAGCGAGTCGGCTAGGACCTTACCTATCCCGTTTCCGGCCGCCGGCGCCAGCAAGGCAACTTGTGCTGCTATGGTGTTTAAATCAGAAGACATAGATTTTTCGCGCTCGGACGCACGCGAGATAATGTGTGTTCTTGTCACATTTCCGTCAACCACCTTCTCGTGCGATTTGCATGATAGTTGCGAAAAGGAGTGTAAAAACTCACGAGAGGGAAGAGCTGTAAAGTGCAGTTGGAGTCTTGCGTGGCGAGAATAGATGTTTTTGGTGGTTATGGTGAGGGATATAAAATAGAGGCTCTGTACCTAGTGTATGGTTATGACGGTAAACGTGGCAAGAAACTAAGTAAGCGCCGAAACTATTTTATGTTTTAAGATACGATACAGCAAAGTCATACGATTATTCAAAAATCCCAGTCTTGTGTAGCGAGAATATGCGCCGTTGTATAAGTGCACAAAGGAAGCAATCAAGCGGCCGACAAAACCAAAAACAAAATGAATACCTACGACATCCACTTCTTCAAAACCTCCAACCTCTCGGCCGACGAGAAAAACGCGATGCGGCGCAATGCTTCTGGAATCTGGCTCTGCGGTGGTCGCATCGAAGCCAAGTCTGCCCGCGCCGCCTGCGCGGCCTACCGCAAAAGCGGCGAACTCGGCAGCAAAGCGGCCAAGCTCCGCGCGAAACTGCATTTGGGAGTGGTTGCGATTACCCCGTCCATTGTAGCCAACCAGCACGCGGTAGGCGCTAGCATTACTGTAATGTAATGTACGGCGCGCTATCGATCGATCTGGCGAATTACAACCCAAGGACACTTTCGGGCTTCAGGAACTCATATGGTGCGTCGAATAACACCTACGAAGCCAACGCAACGCTCTGCACAAGGTTTTAAAATGATTCACGTCTCTTTTTACCGTAAGCCCCTCCTTGATGGAATGCCTCGAAAGGCCCTGATCAATCAATGCACTAATCATGGAGCATGGTATCAAGATCTAGTCGGCAAGATCGTGCTGATCGAATTGATCGACAGTGAAGGCTATTGGGGAAGAGAAGGCGGAGAATACAACTGCATTAACGTCATCCGCGTAGAAGACGCGACACTGCTACCATTGGAGAACTAATTATGTTCGAATACATCAAAGACAACTACCATGTACCGGCACAAATAGGCCGGCGTGTCATCGTCTATGGTAAGCCCGGTATAATTATAGAAGACCGTGGACATCATCTAGGCGTAAATTTCGACGAGGATAGGCCAGGTGTAGTGAAGAGTGCGCATCCTACATGCGAGGTGGAATACCTAGATAGAATAGGAATTATCCGCAAGATGACGCGATCTCAGCGAAACTATCAGACCTATCTTAAATCGGAATGTAGTGAAAGCTTTGGTGAATGGCTGAAGATCACGCAGAGCAAGGGTAATCTATGAAAACCCAGCCTGCACTTTCCGAAACCGAACTTCAGATCCTAGGCTACTGCCAAACGTTCCCTAGTTCGCCTGTGGTATCTGATGAGCTGCTCGAACTCATCCACCCGCACCCACTTTACTCGTCGTGCAAAAACTTAGTGGAGTTTCATGAAGCTGAAGAAAAGTGGAAGGTGCTGACATTCGGTGGGGCTACTATGCCAGCCAGTGAAAGCTACTCCAGTATATGCCGACAAGCTTGTGAGCATCTGGTAAAACTCGGGTATATGCTGGAAAACAATTGCGGTTACGGTCGGTTCAAATATTTCATCACTCAACAGG